TGCTGCTTTTCCTTTGTATGCCATTTTTTGAAATAAAGTGTGCTGTGCTATTTAGTTAAACTTCCTGTAAGCAGGAACGCCTGCAGGATCTAACCATTTTGTATACTCGAAATCCTCAATAGCGGTAGTGAGTTGCATACTATTGTCACAAAGATACATGTCTTTATAACGTTTAGTATACTCATCCTTCTTCTGGATTCGATAGTCAGGGGACCCATTTTCCAGGGTCCCTGCTTCCACATAACGGTAAGGATACCGTTCCATAATAACGTTCATGTGTTCCTCCTTAGTTCGGTTTCAAGTTCTTCAACGACTAACTCATAATCGTCGTCGGGATTACCAAAAAATTCAACTCCTTGACCTTTAAAATAACGATAGACCTTTCTGTATAGTTTTGGGTTTGAATGGTCTAATTCACACTCCCGTCTTACGGTTTGTTCTAACAGTGGTAAATGCTTATGGAATTTGTCTACAAGCGAACGTGTCATTTGTCTAAAGTGAACGTAGTTAGTTTAGGATAAGTATGCCATCTTGTCAAGAGGAATCATACTCTATTAACTCTTCTAACAAAAACAGACTAACTACATCCAACCCAGCTTCTTCCAAGGCATCATATGCTTCCTTTCCTTCCTGTCTATCCACAATCGCCACGACTCTATCAACTATATATCCAGCATCACGCAACTTCTCTGCTGCCTTGATTGCCGAACCTCCTGTCGTAATAACATCCTCTAGTACAGTTACCTTAGAACCTTTAGGTGGGAGTGGCCCTTCAATCCATGCTCCTGTACCATGTCCTTTTGGTTCTTTCCTTACAATCAGACCATTAACTGATGGTTTATCATCAGCAATAGCAGATGCCATAGCAACACCACTCACCAAAGGATCTGCTCCTAAGGTGAGTCCTCCTACTGCTACAACATCATCTTCTATACACTCAAGCATACACCAACTAATAAAGAGTAACGCATCAGATTGTAACGTTACTGGTTTACAATTTACATAGTGCTCACTCTTCTTACCAGAGGACAGCGTAAAGTCACCCTTACGATAAGATTTCTCTTTCAGTAAGGCAATGAATTCAGATCTTTCTTCAATCATGCTTCTTCTTCTTTCTTACTATTAGATTTAATACCTTTCTCAGCAGCATAAAGTGCGAAACTCTTTGTTGCCAATCCTTGCATCGTCTCTTTAATTGCCTGAGTATCTGCTTCATTACAGATGTCCTCAGCAAAACATCCAACTACTGTACCTCCAACGATAGCAAGTTCTGCTACCACTACTGCAAATACTAAACGGAATGCCCATAGACCACCGTTAAATCCTTTTGTTAATGCTGACATTAGTTTTTCTCCTATAATTGAGGGAAACGATCTTTACCAAACTCTCTTATTAATGCTTCCTTTATTTTGAGAGCACTAATAATAGATTGATCATCGGATGTATTACCAAAGAGTTCATCCAATCTACTGTTGAGTTTCTTAACTTCACTCTTAAATTCATTAAATTCTTTCTTAGTAATATATTTTTCTTCACTGTGATCGTTAGCAAATGTAGTAAGATGCTGCAATTGTGTATGCATCATCTCCATTTTTGGCATTACATCAACCTTTAAGAAAGACCATTGTTTTTCAGGATTCATAATTAATCATCAATTAAAGTACCAAATGATCTACGAATTACCCGCAGTGCTTCTAAGTCCATATTTTTTGTTCCTCCATCATATGCATGAGCATATCCTTCAGTAATCATCTGCTCATTTAACGAAAGATCAGAGTCGCCAATGTAGAGCCAACCAAGAAGCCTACCATACTTCCCAACGCCACCCTTAAGTTCAGTTCTAACAGTGAGTTCTTCATCACCTTTAATAGTCTCCTCTAATTTTACTTTCAACCACGCTGTTGCATCTATTCCCAGTGCCTTCTCTTCCAAGTTTCTTGTTCTTTTCTCTGGCGTATCAACTCCTGCAACTCTAACTCTTTCTTTCTTGTATAAGTCAAACCCAAGATCAATGGTGACATCAATAGTATCGCCGTCAACAACACGATTAATCTTGACTACTCGGAAGTTGTAACAACTCTTCCGACTCGGTGGAACCATCGCTCCCATTGAAATAATCTGCAAGTGCATTATTTATATCAAAAGCAGGATCCTTTAAAGTTTGTTCCAATTCCCACTGCTTTATATCCTGTATCCAAGTATTAATTACCTGTGAATTATCCGGTAACATCCCTGGATATGGTTGTTGTCGTTCCACTTCCATCGCTTGAGACGGGTGAGTCACTGGAGCTGTACACATCGTCAGTGTCATCAACAATGGAATCGTGAGATACTTCATTTGGATACCAATCATCGTACTTAAAGATCCAATATATCACAATTGATACTGCTACTAACAGAATACCAATCATGATATTGATTGACCATATTATATCAGAGGAGTATTGCACCGATTACAAAACCTTTAGCAAATGAAACACAAAGCATTTGATAATCAGTTAAGTTAAACTTATCCTGAAATTTCTTAGCAAGGTTTCTATCCCACTCAACAACTTTGTCGAAATACTTTTTCATTTTACTAGGTAATTACTTACAAGTATATTTACCCGTTTAAAAAATGTAAATTATTTGTTGCCAAAAGCACACAAATATGCTATATAGTATAGGGAAAGAAAAGGAGGAACAAGATGAAACCAAACTGCTTTATTATGGGGTCTAGTTAAGTCTATTTGGAGGTTTTAAAATTATGTTTGTTTCTTACAATCAACTTGCAGGATGGAATAGTCATGCAAAAGAAGGATTACAGTTCAATGAACAAGAAGCTAAGATCAATGACTATTACGAATGCTTGATTGAATGCGAAGATGACACCTCAAGTTGTAAACGTATCTGTAAGGAGGTCTTACTATGAAACTGACTAGGATATATACACACCCTCATCCACCTTAGCAAAATTTAAGAGTACGCTTAAACCCCTGAAACCTCAGGGGTTTTTTATTGTAAATGCAAAATTATAAACCTTTCTATTATCAATCTCTTTTAACAAATCTATTGCATGAAATTGTCCTGGAAAAAATAGTAACCGATCTTTCTTAGGACTAGTGTATTTGGCCTCTCCATCATCATATACAATAGTATCTCCTACTGCATCATTAATATAATAAACTCCTACCCAATGATCATTTAAAAAATCTCTATGGAAAGGAGTATGATTTTTAGAACTAGGTTGATTAACTAAATTAAATCTAGAAGCCACTACATTAACATCCCCTAATGTAGGAATCATTGCTCTAATGACAGGAGCAAACACTTCTATATTTTTTACAAACTTATCCTCATCCCTATCAAACACAAAAGTTTGACAAGGAATATCTTTCTCATACTTACTATGATGATAACCTTCAGGATTAAAATGAGGTACTGTAGCAGGTATAGATTCTAACTCAGTATTATCAAACTCCTCTTCAAAAATTTTATTCTGCTCAAGAGAAGTTGCATCATCAATTACATAGATCATTTAATTGCTGCTAAGGCCTCCATTCTTAGAAATTGTTCATCTCTATTATAAAATAAAGTATAATTGTCTGTAATCAAATAATATCCATCAATATCCTTACCATTATCAGTGTATCCATAACCCCTGACCCTCTCTTGTATGCCATCTATACGTAACTTTTTTTCTCCATTTCTTACGTAAGACTCATACTTCTGGTCGAGGTTAATCATGGGTTCTGGTGGTGGATGTCTTGAAACTATAACATAGTCTCGTATAATTATGTATATTCTTAATAGTCTCTTTAGATTATCGCACCTCAAAGTCAAGTTTTCTAACTTTTCTCTTCCTTCTCTGCTCTTGCCATTCCAAATCCTGAGGAGTAAGGGAATCCTTCTCCTTTCTTACAACACTATTTAACATCACCACCTTTGACATATCACGTGCTGCAATATTATCTCCTGTAACAGTGGTCATATTAGGACAACCACAAGATTTTGTCTGGTGAGAATGTCCTTCCACCTCTTTACCGCATGAACGGCATCTTACTCTTACCATTTTTCTAAGCTCC